ATGCAGGAGAAAAAGGAGAAGGATCGTAAAATAAAACCAGTTAGCTTTAGTTTAAATGACAAATACGACTCGGAACTTTTAGAATTCGTAGAAGGAAAAGATTTCAGTAAGTATGTTAAGCGACTTATATTAGTCGATAAATTAATGAATGGCAACGTTGAAAATATGACCATTATCTTTAAGAAAAAGAATGATGATGAGAATTATACAATCGACTTATAAAGAAAGGATGTGTTTATGGGTTTCTTTGACTTTATGGTTGTTCTTGTATACGCCATTTCAATTCCTATTTTCTATAAAAAAGGTTATCGAACTGGCATCATGCATGGATTGAATAAAATTCTAGACGAAATGGATGACTAAAAAAAAATGACCAGGAGTAAAAAATAGTCCTGGTCTTTTTATATTTGTTTAAATCAACTCTTAATTTCCCCTACTGTAGTGTAGAAAATGCTTCAAGGACTTGGAATATTAGGTACCGGAATTCCGGCAAGTTGCGCAATAGTTATTATTGGTTGAACAGCACCTAATGCTCCAACCAAAAATTTTAGTACTTTTCCAGTTTTGGTTGTATCATCATTTTGAATTGCTTCTCTTAATATTTCCGAATTCATTTCTGCTTGTTCTTTTACTGTCTCATCTTGAATTTTTCTAATTAATTCTTCTAGTTCTTTAAAAGCGTTTTGTAAATCGTCGTTACTTCCGTTATTTTGAGTTTGGTGGACATTACTAGATTGAACAGCTACATTTCCACTTAATTTAGAATTATTAAAACTTCCAATTATATTATTCATATGTAATCCTCCATTTATATTATATGTTAGATAGTTATGTTGAATTAAGTCTCCTACATAAACTAATTTTTCCATTGGCGGTATTTTTAATTCAGGCACAATATCAACTGTTTGTTCAGCCTCTTTTTTTTTACCTCTGTAACATAGGATTCTTTGAAATAAAAGACAATGTGTGAAAATTCCATGTCTGGAATGTACTCACAACCACATATTCGACACTCAAGTTCATAATCAGGCAGGGGTTCATTTAGTTCAAAATGTTTATCAGGGTGATTATTATCACATAAAGTTTCAATTTTAGCATTTAAAATACCGAAGTTTGAATCACTTCTGTACAATAAGTAATTATTAACAGCCATTACATCAGTTTCATTAGATAACGAAGCGATTTGATAAGCATTAAAACGTTTTTCATTGTTTAGCGCTAATTTTTCTAAAGTATTTTCAATAACAGTTGAATTAATGCTCATACAAATCACCTCGTTCTAATTTTTATTCTCCAGCTGCAATTTTCTTCCTATATCTTACTTCGGCAAACACATCAAAAATCCTTTTTATAATGCGTTCGCTAACTTTAGTTTTAAATTCAAATCCACCATTCATATTTATTCTGAATTTGACCTCAGTAGAATAACCAGTATCTATTTCTTCATAATGTACATTTAATGTTTGAGATAAATACTGTTTACCCATAAAAGAGTTTTTATATTCTTCCAGTTCCCTTAAATCTTTAGTATCAGGGCTTGCTGAAACTGCATACTTTCCAATGCCGTTACTCCCTAAATGTTCGCCTTCTAACAATCCGGCTTTTAATATCTTAGCTACATCTTCAGCTTCAGATTCACTCAATTTCGTTAAAGGTAACCTTATCAACTCAACTGGATGTTCGTTTTCTGATAAAAGTTCCTGAAATAATTTTATATATTTAACTGCATTTTTATAACCAGCTCGAACTTCAATAAATACTGGATTTCCAAATGATACGATTGTTGTAACATATCTCGCATCAATTCTTGAAATAATTTCGTACCCATTAGAATTTATAACTTCTACCCCATATACCCATTGAATAAGGAAACCTTTTTCATTTTCTTCAATCAAGTAAATTTGAGGTACCTCTGATATTCCAGGATTTAAAGTTTTATTTAATATATTTGTCTTTAAACCCAATTTCTCTTTAATGTGGGCTAGGAAGCTTTTTTTGTTATTTAAATTTTGGGGAAAACCAACAATTTCGTAAATGTTTAAGGAAGTAGCCCCAGCGTACTTATATTGTCTAAAAACATCCTCTAAAACATGTTTCTTTTCTTTGTATAGGGCATCGTACATCTCATCCATATTATTTTTATTACATTGAATATTTTCATGCTTTACATGGTGTACTAATCGATCCTTTGGAACTTTCTTATTAAAAATGTACTTATTCAAATAGCATTTCCTCCTTAAAGGAGACCCAATGCAATAATAGACTTTTAATGTCTAAGTATGTATAATATCTATTAGGGAAAATAGTTACTTACAAATGACATTGGGTCCATCCTAATGTCTTTTTTTATATTTTTACATTAATATTTTCCTAATTATATTACATAAATTTACCTACCTCAACAACAAGTGGTACTAAACTACAAATCAACAAAAAAAGACCGCCCTTCACAGTTCAACAAAGGCGGTCTTTGATCGGTTATATAGCATCTAAAAGGAGATGTTATACAAGTCGATTATAAGCAACTTGGTTAATCATTGGCAATGGTTTGTCCCAAAATAAATATTTGGGCTATTTTGCTTTTTCTTTTTCCTTAGCTTTGCGTTGATCCGCAATTAATCGTAAAGCAAGATAATCACCAGTTGTCATCACACCATTTTCAAATTTTGCTAACCAACCCTTCGTAATATAGCCTTTTTCAACGTATTGTGATAATTCATCCCTCAATGCATTTTTAGTTGTGTTGCTTGAGAATTCCAAAACGTCTTCCTCCTTTGTTATTGATACTCCTTTTACTTCGGCTGTCTTGTCCTCCACAATTAACTGTACCTTTAATTTGCTGTTAGATGGAACAATGACTTGGCCCTCTAATTTATAGCCGTTTGGTGGTGTCCAATTTGCCGGCACCTCAAAATGTGGCTGATCCAAATTTTTTATCCAAGCACCTCCCCAAGTGATACCCAGCTTTTTAGCAATTGCCCCTACTTTATTTAACGTAGACTCATCATATAATTTTTTAGGTGGCGCTACGGCAATATCCCATGCCCGTCTTGATTTATGATTGCTTTCAAGTGTCCAAGTTACTTTTTGACCCGGTCTTGTTCGGCCCTGTGCGTAGAGGTAATTTTGTCGCTCCTGAGAACGATACGTTTCCGTTATAAAGATATCTTTGATACCAGCCTTGAAACATTCTTGGAACAACAAACGACAAGCCATTTCCGCAGCAGTCGATAATTCCGATAAATCACGGCAAGTGGTAGTTACTGATGTCATTATTTATTACTCCTTTGGCTTTCTGTATCTAAGTGCTTGTACGCTGTCTGACAAACCTTCTGTTGTTGGGTCAACAATAATACCAAGCAACCCTAAAATGCTTAATACCGTCTCTGTAACGCCTGTAATTTGGTCATTATAAACCGTAATATCGACATTAAAAATGCCCGCTATTTGATTAGCGAGCACTAATAATAATGCGATTAGAGATACCCAGAATGCTTTATGCTGCATGCGTACTTTCCAGTTGATTTTCATATTATTGCCCTCCCGCAAAGAATTGTTCAATGATATAGTAAATTGCCCCGCCTGACGTGAGCAAGGCCAACAATCCACCGCTAACCTTTAAAAATACAGTAGAAATCGTATTCCACTTTAACATTCTCAATTCGTGTTCTTGCTTCTTCAATTCATGCTCTTGTGTAGATATGTTAGTTTGATAGCCCATGGCATTCTCAACAAGTTTAAACATTTTTTCTGTCTGTTCCTTCATCGTGCTTCTTGTTTCCCGATTTTCTGTGAGAATTGTATTTTCTAGTTTTAATGATTGATCTTCTAATTTTAATAAACGTTCTTCGTGATTTTGCAACAATCCCGAGTGTTCTTCAACTATCTTGTACATGGAATCCCCTCCGTTAGTTGGCATTCCCATCTCCCCCAATCCATTGGCTATTTACAATAAAAATACCCTCCACATGGGATTGTGGAAGGCTAATAAAATTTATGATATTTTTACACATTCTCCAAAGCAGAAAGGCGTTCTAATACCTCGGTAAGTTGTCGTTTAAGCTCTCTCGTTTCTAAAACTGTTTCATCAAGCGAAGACCTAATGCTGTTAGAGTAAGTCAATTCAACACCTAAAGGAGTAACCTTAACTGTACTACCAATTTCTAGTTGAGTGTTACCTTTCAGCCATACGTCACCCGAAACTTTATCAGATACATCAATTGTTGCAGGTGTATCTAATAATTTAGGTGTTGAACTGTCAGTATCAACAAATTTATCAACCTTCCAAGTGCCACCATCTTTGTATAACCTATCTTGACTTGTTCCGAATTGTCCTAGGACAATGTCCGAAGTTGTTAATTCTGTAGTAAGACCTTCTCCTACTGCTCTGACAAAAGGATTTGATAAGTGCTGTAAAGGAGTATTAAGTTTAGGATACATAGTTGCTACTTTAGTTGCATCCCACTCAGCTAAGATTTTACTGTACTCTGTATCAGTTACCTTATATAAAGGTACAAGAGGATCGGTGAAAGCTGCACTAGCTTTTACTTCAAATTCAAGAGATACAAAATTAGTGTTTACTCGAGAGAATGTAGTTCCATCAGACGCAGGTGCATGTGCAATTAAGTACACTTTACCATTTGCGTCAATTTCAGAAGCAGGGATCGGAACAGCATTTTTAGTCATATCGCTACTTGAAGTGTATACAATATTTTGACTGAATGAAGAAAGTCCTGGTCTCCAATAACCAAGTGTAACGCTGTAACCGCTCGGCCCTCGACCTGTTCCGTAAAAGTTTGCAATTATATTTGTTAAGTTAGCTTTTGCCCAAGTTACTTTTTCTGCTAATGTTGCTCCAGGAATCTTTCCTATGTTACGTTCAAAATCTGCAATCACATCAAAAGTAAATAGCTTTTGAGCAATCATGCCAGATTCAAAAGTTAATAGAGCTCCTGTGCTAAAATCAAGTGCCTTGATAAATCCGTAATCTGTATTAGTATCCTCTGCATTTATTGATGTAGGTGTCCCTAAAGTAGTAAGAGACAAGTTAAAAGTTGCTTTGTGAGGATTCTCAACTGTGCTGCCGCTAACTTTTCCTTCAAATGTAGATAACTTTACAATGCCTGGTTTTGTTGGGAATGTAAGTCCAGATTTCAAAGTTACATCAACTTTGATATAAGCAACAGCAACCTTCGCAGCCACAACTCCGTCGGATTTACCTGAGTAAGCATTGAATTTTACGAATCCGTCAGTACCTACCACATTTGCTAAGTCAGTTCTACTAATAGGTAATCCTACTGTAGTCGATACCATACCATGACCAATATTGCTTTCCCAGGAACCTGCTGTAAAACTCCAAATTCCGAAAGTAATATCAGCTCCTGTTGAACCTTCACCATAACCATAAAACTTAGCATCAATCTTTTCTACATTATCTATAATCCACTGAACTTTATTCGCACTATCAATAGTGCCAATACTTTTTTCAATGTGAGCAACTAAATTAAATGCGAACATTAATTGCACTCGATTACCTGCTGAGTTAAATGAAATGGATCCAGAGTTACCATCATCTGAAGCCGCTCCGTCATATAATGATTGAGATACTTCATCAACAAATCCTGATTGAGACTTTACTACAGAAGTTCCCAAGAAGAAAAAAGCTTTGTGCGGATTTTCTACTAAACTACCTTTAACCTTATCTTTAAAGGTTGCAGCAGGAACAGTCTTAGGAGTATCTGAAAACTGGAATTTTGATACACCTTTTCTAGTTGTTCCCGACGGTTCTTTAACAGTATAAGAAGGATCAGATATTACATACTTTCCTCCATCTACTAAATCAGCATTCCCAGCACTCGCTAAAGTACGCCCTTTTATTTCTAAATCGACTTCACTAATAATAGGAGAAATGATTGCTGATGTACCAGTAGGTAAAGTTTGAGTAGATGATGAAGGTTCTGTAATCAAGTCAAGTTGTTCATCTACATAAGTTTTATCAGCTTTAGGTTCAATTGCAGTATTCAAGTCCTCTTGACTAAATGCAGAACTTGCTTCACCTGATATGGGATCCACAATGATTGTTACACCGTCAGGTTTGATACCACCTAATGCTGCTTTTGAAGCGATTGGGAGAACATATTCCTCCCCTCCCATGTTCTCTTCAGTGATAGGCACCCACTTCTCATTTGTAGGATCCCATAGCTGAGGGACAGGAGTTCCGAAACGGTCTCGCAATAATTTTGTCTGCCTAAAATTCATTACTAAATCACTCCTCTAGTTTGGAATTGTTCTTACTGTCCATTCACCCTTTACTGTATCCCAGTATTGAGGTATAGGACTAAAGAACCCATCTCTAAGCAATACGGTTTGCGTAAAGTCAACATTAACTTCGGGCTTCTTAGGTGGAAGGGTAAATATTAATTGAAGAACTCCGGATATTAATGACCAAACATTCTCAAAGTCCCATCCTACATATGTTTCCTTTTTCGCTAGTTCAGCAGTGGTTTTCGGAGTACCTTTAGTAGTACCTGTTTGTCCCGTTTTGTCTGAATCGTAAAATGCAGAAGTAAAATCAATGTTACCTGAATAAGAACCTGCGAATCCACCTGTGTCCTGTGTTCCTGTTACAAGTCCAAATGCTACTGAGTTTGTAATTGTGTACGCATTGTATAGATTAGCACTACCAATGAATCCACCTACATTATCAGTACCATTCACAGAACCAGTTGCATAGCAATCTTTAATATTCAAGTCAGAAGTATAACCTCCAAAGCCGCCTACCTCATTACTTGGAGCATCCACAGCTCCTGTAGCAAAACACTGTTCAAAATCAGTTTGAGATAAGTAACCTCCAAAACCACCACAGTAACCTCCTGATGAATAAACAGGCCCTTCTGCATAGCACTTAGTAGTTTTAACTCTACGACCAGTTCCAGGACTGACATATCCAATGAAGCCGCCAACATTACTTCTGCCGATAGCTTCGCAAGAAGAGTGACTATTATCAAAATTCACACCGTAATTATACGCAGATCCTAATAAGCCACCTACATTCTTACCTGGAGTTTCCTTATTACCTACTACTCCTGATGAATGGCAGTTTGATATATTTGCTTCAACATAAGCACTACCTACCAAACCTCCTATTTCATAGGAACCATTCACAGTGACATCCGCAGCGGAGCAGTTATCAATGATAGGAAGCTCCGCACCTGAGTAACCACCTTGTTCAATACTACCGACTAGAGGGCCTATTTCATATTTACCTAGCACCGCAGGAGATACTAAATGAATATTTTTTAGGACTGCAGGCGGCATTAAACAAGCAAATAGACCTAAATAACTTACTGTAGGTTTATTAATTGATAAGCCATATATATTGAACCCATTGCCGTCAAAACTTCCGGAAAACCTAGAATAGGAAGATGTGTCGTTTCTACCTATTGGCATCCATTCAACACCTGCTAAATCAATATGGACGGTTTGTTTATAGTGACCACTCAAATTTTTTGTAATCGCAGTTAAATCTTGAGCATCTTCTACAAGATAAGGATTTGCTAATGTCCCATCTCCACCACCAAAATTACCATTTGCCATTAATACGTCACCTCACTAATTGAATTTGCAAAGCCTTCATAATGTATAACATAAGAATAAGAACTAATAGGCATCACCTTCTTAATATGTCATTTTTCTCATACTGATAGGCATAGGTGCTGATTTGCAATTGACCTTACCTGTAAAGTTAAAAAATGGATAACTTTCTCCTTCGATATTAGTCCAAAGATTTACAAAGTTCCAACCTGAAAATGTTGCTTTCTGTTTCATCAATGTCGGTGTTTTCTGTGAACCAGCACTGATGACAGGTTCATTGTATCTACCATCAATTACTGTATCGTAATTATCATGAAAATTATCCTCAGCATCTGCTATATAATAACAAGCTGTAAAATTCATTTGAGCAATAGGAGTAAATCCGTACTTCCATACATGGATCTTGTCATGCTCATGATATAAGTATTGTGGATTTATTTCAGTTACCGTTCTATTTGAAACCGCATAGCAGTTTTTCACGCTTACAGATGAATCATTATCTCTGACAAAAGCAAACCCACATATTTGAACATTGTAATCCATTACAGGAGCAAGCTCTGGATTCTGATATACTGTAGGATTGTCATATATTAGCCTTGTGGATATACTCGATAATGTATAGCAATCATTAACAACGGAGTTATGCAAAGCTCCAAACATTCCTGAGATTGCAAGGTTAGTCTGATAAAACTTTCCATATACGTCTACAGCTACATTGCTACTTGACCTATCTGACTTACTTCGCAGAAAGTGACCTACCATTCCGCCAATCCTTGAGTTATATCCTGGACTATCCATAATAGGGCCTTTTAGGTCTACGTCTAATAGTCCATGCACAGAACATTGACTTATTGTTGTATTATCTGAATATCCGCATAATACACCGATCATATACTTGTTATAGCCCTCAATAGAGATAGTAAGTCTAGCGCTTTCCACTATCATTCTACTTAATGTATTATTTTTTGTGTGAGCAAAAATAGCTATATATTTGTACTTATGTTCCCAACCTTCAGGAGGAACATAAGGAACATCATAATCCATAGTTAGATTTGATATTTTATAGAATTGACCATCATAGTTTCCTGTAAAAATGTTATCAAGGTCACCAATCGGCTTAAATATAATTCCTGTCATATCTATATCAGCAACTTGCTTATATGAAGCAGCTAAGTTGTTTCTAATAGCATAAAAGTCTAATCCATCCTCTACCAAGAAGGGTTTATCTGCTGTTCCAACACCTCCACCAAAATTACCGTTTGCCATTACACTGCACCTCCGTCATTCCTACATACTGCTTGAATACTAATACTAGCATCTGTAGGTAATGAGCCTGTCGTAGAGCTGACCACTATCCTAACCCCTGTGTACTTAGTAGAACCTGAAGGTTTATAAGGATTTGCTACAGCTCCTAATACAGTGCCATAACCTGTTTGACTATTAAATCCTACGGTTATAGATTCGACAGCATCATAGCCCTTAGTGTTCTCGAAGTAAGCATAGATAAGACTTCGAACAGGAACCATTGCAAATTCTAAAGTATATTTTGTAGATACGGCAGTATTTTTCTTATATATAAATTCAACATTTGCAGCAGGGTTATCTAATGTAATTTCTACATCTACAGTTGATACTGATATCAATTCATAACCATCTAGTGTAGTAGCTTCAAAAGTGTAAATTCCTGGCTCTGTTATCTTCCGCTCTATTGTCGAAATGATATTTCCTACTTCATCCTTATTTTTAATGGTAACTAAGCCATCAAACTCAACTTCTACAAATTTCACACCGTAATACTGTTTCTCTGTACCTTTCGTAACTGTCACAATTAAAGCAGTATTCCCATTAGGCAGCTTTGTTGTACTGCCTGGAGTAATCGTTGTACCCACTTGATTAGTAACAGTAATCGTTGCATCTTTATATTCTTCTTTCAAAGTCAAGATTAACCCCGTAAATTCATCTGGTTTCGAATATTCTATTTCTGTAAGAATATTTGATGTGTCAGCAGACTCAATTTTTATTCCTGGTGATGTTAGATAATCTGATTTACCAATACGGAATTCGGAAAGCCAAGGTTCTTTGGTTGCTTCTGCTTTCTCAAATTTAACACCAAGAATTTGTTTTTTGGGCAACTCTCCCTCTTTCGGTTGTGGAAGAACCTCTGTAACGGTAATAGTTAAAGCAACAACGCTATCAGTTGGGAATGTCCAATTTTTGATTACATCTTTAACAGCTGATAAGTCGTATGTCGTTGCTGCACCTTGCTTATTGTAGGTCTTGAGTTGTACCGTAGCGTTTTCGTATTCTTTTTTTAATTTCAAGAATAAACCTGTGAATTCATTTAACTTGGTATATTGAATACTTGCTGCAATATCTTCAAGTTTTGGTTCACCTCCCACAAACATTTCTACATCGTCAAAGGCTAAACAATCGATTTTACCAATTTTAAATTCATCAAGCATAAAAGGATTTAATAAAGCCCATAAATCGAGCAACTGTTTTTTAACATCGTCTAGTTCGTCTTTCACATCTTGTTGATAATCTTGTATTTCACGAACAACATTGCCAATTTGAACACGGGGATTCACTTTTTGAAACGGATCACGCTCGTAATAAACAATTCGTAGAGTTTCATCAATACCCAAAACTGGATCGTATGTCCGAACCGTGTCACCGAGATTGGCAGTTGCAAGGCTTTGGTATTCGGGTAAATGCCCTAAATCCAATGCATCCACATCAAGTGCTTTACGCGGATAACCTTCTGTATAATCAACTTCTTCTGTGACACCCTTTAGATTGGAGCCTAATTTGAACTCCAACCCTCGACTAGAACCACGTTGATAAACCAATGACACTTCATACCGATTCCATACCAATTCTGCCCCTAAGTGCTTTGCTAGTTCAATTAAAGCAGGACGCACCTTTTTAGCAGATGGCTTAAAATAAAACGATGTGCTTGTTACTACAGTACCAACACTAAAGCCAGTACCACTTAACAGGGCATTCACAATCGCAACTGAATCACCTTCAATATCTTCAAAGGGAATATCGATTTTATTTAAGGCATATGACACATGATCACAATCAACTCTAATTCCAACCGAGTTATTCCGGATTTTTTGTACTCTTGCAAATTCGAAATATTCTCCGTCCACTTCGAGGATGTTTGGCCATGCTAATAACCGAGTGCTTGCATCAACAAATGTTTCAAATGAAAATGAAAACCCTGCATTGATTTCTTCTTTAATTAACGGACTTTTATAATTAGTAATCCTACCAATCTCACTAAAACTAGAATTTCGAATAATTATAGGCAATTAAACCACCACCTTCATTTCCGGATGGCAACGGAATGTAACAGTAAATTGACCGTCATTTCGAGTGATTTGTTCACGATCAATCATGCCAATTGGTTTAGCTTGATAATAATAATTTGGATCATCATCAAAAATTAAGCGTGACCATGTTGTAACGTTCAACCAAGCTGCAATCCGTCTGCAAGCATCGTTAAATGATTCTCCTGCCAATGTGGACAATAGAAAAGTGGCTGTCACTTCAATATCCCTTTTCGAGTTATCGGGAATCAAAATGGAGCCACTTAAATGCGGTAATTCTTCAAATGTATCTTTATTTTCGGCCAAGAGTGGGCGAGAGGATTCAAGCAACTCCAACTCTAGCGCACTGCAATGCTTATTGTTAAATGTTACTCCATCGTTCATCCTCTACCCGACCCCCTCGTTTTATTTGACTGGTTTTGGTACAATAAGCGACTTGTATATTTAAATGTTTTGTTTGCAATTGTCTCACCATCAATCTGAACTGGCGTTTCTAGTTGCAATTGGATATTCATCTTTTCTGCAAGTGATTGAATTGCGTTTAAAATAGCACTTTCATTTGCGGAAGAATAACCCATATTGCTTTTCGAATTCAACACTTGTTCGTTCAGTGGTTGTTTATTTGCCGTTGTTGTTGCATTAACACCAATTTTTCCTTTCAGATTGGTAGAAACATTAGATAAAGACGAACTCACAATATTGGCGATTTCTTGGGCCACTGTAACAAGTTCAGCCTTTTTCGACTGCATCCCTTCGACAAGTCCACTAATAGCCGATGCGCCAATTGATGGCATTTGAGATAATTCACTGCTTGTTGATCCGACTACCTCTTTCATAGCTTTGCGCCATTCATTTTGATATTTCGCCATCTGCGTTGAAGTCTCTTGTTTCAATTCTTCGATTTTTTGAGCTGTCTCTTCTTTGATCGGCCCCATTTCCGCTGTTGCTTGAGCTTTGGCCAATCTGTTCTTTTCTCTCCACAATTGAACATACAGGTCGAGCTCTTCTTCTGTTAACGTGTTTAAAGCAGCAAGTTCTGAAGCAGCTTGTGGCCCCATTTCACGCAATTGGTCAATTAAGCTGAAATCAACGCCCTTTGATGTCAGTTCAGTTAAATTTCTACGCCAATCTTGCAAAGTTTTAACCTGGGAACCAAGATTCTGCATTAAATCTTGCCCACTAACATCTTTGGATGTCACTTCCTCAAACAACCCCGCAAAGTTAACTAAAGCTTTTTGACGATCTTCAAATGCTTTCTTTTCTTCATCTTTCAGCTTCTGTACTCCATCAAGATATTGTTTATTCAAGTCTTCAACTTTCTTGTGGTAGTCCTCATTAATTTTCGTTTTTTCATCCGTGATCTGCTTCTGCTTGTCGAGTGCTAAATCTTCAAAATGAGTACGTTCTTCGCTGTTTTTTGCATAATGTTGAGCGATTTTCTTTAACAACGACAACTCCTGTTTCATAGAGAGGTTTGCATATTTTTCTTTTCGCTCATAATACTTTTTATCAGCGTTGAATCGATCTTTTAATGTTTCCTCATTGGCTTTGTTGATTTTGATTTGCAATTCAACATCAGCATTCGCGATGTGTTTGTATTGTGTTTGTATCGCTTTCAATCTTCTTACATATGCCTTATCATCGATTTTGCCAGCTTCATGCAACTTATCAATACGAGTCAATTCATCGTTAAATGCCTTTTCGCTTGCTTTATTGATTTTAATTTGCAGATCTGTTTGGGCACCGCCAATATCCTTGTATTTCTTTTTTAACTTATTTAATTCGCTAGTGTATACAGCTGTGTTGATATTTCCAACTTCATATTTTTTGTCGAGTTTGCCCAATTCAGAATCGAATGTTTTAACGATTTTTTCAGCTTTTGCTTTAGCAGCTTTTTCACCTTTTTTCTTTGCATCAATCCCTTGAGCTAAACCTTCATCAAGCCAAAAACCTATTTGTTCGGTCTTCTTCGAGGGGCTGTGGGTATCAAAAATTTTGGTAAATGTATTTAATACATTGGTTGCAACGCCTTTTACAGCGCCATAAATTTCTACCGCTTTTTCCTTAATACCTTTAATCAGTCCAGCGATTAAATCTTTTCCAATCTGTAATAAATTGAAATTTTTAAGGAAATTAACTGCCTTATTCCAACCGCTCGCAACCACATCTTTAACCGTATTCATGATATTTCCTATGGTTGATTTCACCGAATTAAATTTTTCCTTAACTGAATTATAGATAGTTACTAGGAAAGTTTTAATTGTGGCAGTAATGCTCGTCCACAAACTTTTTAGGAAATTTAAGACACCGTTGAAAACATTAACTGTCGTACTTTTTATTGCTCCCCAATTGTCTTTGATTAATTTAACCAAAATCCCTATTGGGCCAGTAATCACTAAGAGTATCATCTGCCAGTTTTGTTTTAGAAAATCAACAATAGCTCCACCGACAGTTTTGAAAATGTTAACAATGCCATTCCAAAGATTCTTAAAGAATTCCGAAATCGGCTCCCAATTCGAAATAATTAACGGCACAGCTGTTGTTAATATCGTAATCGCTATACCAATTGGCCCTGTTAACGCACCAAAAGCCACTCTTAATGCAGGAAGGATTTTTGATGCCAACCCTGCAATAATCGGCCCAACTTTTGAAAATACACCAAGTAATCCGGTAGCACCCGAACCTCCACCGAATAATGCAACCACGCCTAAGAGTGCAGGGCCTAGCGCAGCGAAAGCTCCTACTAAAATACCAATCGCGCTTGTTATGGCTACGATAGTGCCTGCAATTTCTGGATTCTTTGCTGCCCATGATGCGAAAGAACCCACGACATTTGCAACCACTGTTAGTAGTGGTTGCAGAGCGATTATCATATTGCCCACAGCTTCTCTTAAAATCACCACTGGATCTTCGTTCATTCTGTCTATAGATTCATTCAATGCATTTTGATTTTGTGTTGTTTTATCTTGAGCGTCGGCTACTCCTTGGAAAACAGCAATCATGTTTTGCCCTTGGTCTTCCCATTTCGTACCAAATACTAAAGTAGCCAGGTCATTTTTGACCGCGCCATCTTTCATTTGGTCAATATAGGTAACAACCTCGGACATTGCTTTAGAACCTTCTGCGCCACCCTTGGCAACAGCTTGGCCCCATTTCATGAACTGGTCACTGGATACTCCTGCAGAGTCTAAAACAGCTTGTGTGGAATCGTTAATATCAGAGCCGAACCCAGCCATTTGTAAGCGAGCTTCCTTGACACCATCATTCAAATTATCCACATTCCAAGATTTTAAATCGACGCCTTTTTCAAAGATTGCTTGGACTTCTGCAGCACTAAATCCAGCTTCTTTCATCTGCGTTCCATATTCAGATAAAATGTCTAATTGTTCAGGTGGAAAGCCGAATTTTAAAAGCGAATTCGTCATAGCCAATGCTTCTTCATTACTAATACCAAGAGCGGAAGCAAACTCGTTTGTTTCTTGTATCAATTCAATGAAATCAATACCTTGATACGATTTTGCAATTGCTCCGGCACCTTCCACTATTGTTGCGTTCGTCTCGTCTGACGCATCTTTATTTAACGCCCATTGTCTGCGAACACCCTCAAGCGCTTCCTCTCCATCCACACCGTACTTCTCAACGCTTACAATCGCTTCTTTGATACTTTGTATGGATGATTCCGGAACATTAAAGCTTACGTCGATTTTAGTCTCTAAGGATGCTGAATCAAGAGCTGTGGCTACTGCTCCTGCTATCCCAACACCTGAGATGATTCCACCTAGTCCGGATAATTCCCCACCTAAATCCGCGACGCTATCCTGTGCTGTATTTGCATCTTGCTTTAACTGATCTAAATCTTTTCGAACCTCCGCAATACTTGAACCATTATTTAAATTGCGTAATGTTTGTTGAATTTTTTGAAGATCGGTATCGGCACCTAATGCCGAACGGCTAATCTCTTTAAAAGCTTTGTCTAATTCCGATGTACTTGCTGCACCGTTTTGAATTGCCCGAGTTAAATCTTGCCCCAATAAATCAGAAAAGTCACCGAGTGATTTCCCAGTGACTTGTAAGAGATTATCTAATTGTTTTAAGGATTGTTCGTGATTTTCATGAGCTTTTTGGGCGCGTTCTAAAGCTTGCTGGGTTTCAGTAACCGCATTGGCTGCCTGTTGTTCAGCAATTTGATATCGTTTTAACTTCTCTTCTACTTTTGCAACTTCTTCTGAGTGTTCTCCCCACAACTCTTTCGCACGTTCAAGAGCTTGAGCAGTTTCTCGAGTTTTTCGCTGTTGTACATCATAAACTTGTTGCAAGCCATTCATTTTGGCTTCAAGCTTTTCAGTATCGGTAGCAGTATGCTTCATTTGTTCTTGCTGTAATTTCATCTCTTGACGCAAGCGCTTGGATTCACTATCCATCTCACGAATCGATGAATTAAATTCTTGGTTAAAGGCTTTAAAGGTGATTTTTACCTCATTATTATTGTTTGCCAATTACTTCACCTCCTGCGGGCTGTTTTGCCAACCCTCAAATGCCATTTTTCCTTCGTAAATTCGTTCTACCACGCCAATAGGGCTGTGCCAAAAGGTTTCAGCATCAATCCCCGATCCAAGTACATAAAGTACGTATAAGTCCTCCACACACTCAACATTTAACTTGGGAGGTTTGAATTTTTTTTTTCGTTTTTCGTACTTTGTTGCAAGCCTTTTGCAAAGTTGTTGTTATTGCTAACGGTATCGGCAATGATGTTGGCAAATAGCGTTACAGTTTCAGTGAAATCTAAATGGTAAAGTTCGATAAATTCTTCAAATGAGAGATCTTCTTTTTTATTCGCACCTGAAAACGCTAGATAAATCGTCCGGATCATCTTCGTTTCATCAATTTGCCCAATCATTTCCATTTCGTTGCCTGATTGAATGTAAGGCAACATCTTCACTAAGTCGCTAATCAAACTGGATGTTAAATATCCAAGTTGATAACCTTTTTGAACAGCTGAATTCGTTAAAAAGATTGGATATGCTTTTGCGTTGACATATCGCGCTTCGAATTCCCCATCGACTTCGACTGTTTCTAACTCTTTCAACGTTAATTTTTGGATTTTCATGTTATCCCTCCACGATTTTTATCAAAGAAAAAACCCTCTCGAATTATGAGAGGGCTATGGAATTCAATTATTCAATTAAGGTGTTTCTGTGGCTTCTACTAACGCTGTGGTGAAATCACTGTGCCATTGGTCTGCAACTGTTGGATCCTCTAATTCTGGAACTAACGCTTCGTAATAGAATTTTCCGTTTTCATCAGCAACTGCCGAGAACGTTAATTCTAAAAGAGCTAATTCTTCTTGTGTTGTATCAATTGTTAATGTTAATCCGGCTGAGTTTGAAGCTTTCGGGAAGGCGATTAATTTTGTGATATCTTCGAAGTCATCCACTACATCAGCAGTCCACACAAACTCTTTACCAAGTGAACCCTCACCATAAGAATAAACACCTGGTTTTAATCCTTCATTCGATAAACCGAAGAAGTCACGCGCCACGTTAACTGGAATATGAGCGCTTACGGATACATTCAGTTTTGTTGTAACTACTTTTTCTTTAACGATTACACGGCCAGCACGTTTTTGTAACGCTGTCGTTTCAGGTTCGAATGACAATGTACCAACACTACCAAACTTCACGCCTGGTTGTTTCTGCCCACCGCTAACGAATTGAATTGATGAATTCGCAATACTCCAAGAGTCGAATTCTGTAATTGCTTGAGTTGCCATCTATAAATTACCTCCTATTGTTTCGATTAATTTTCCATGCAATTTACTCATTATTTGAGGAACCGCGATATCTGTTGCACGTTCTGTAAAATTCTGTTCTTCTTGGCCCCGACCTTCATCCGGAAATACCAGGTATCCAAAGGAACCTCGTTTATTTGCTGCTCCACCTTTGGATTTTAAGATGAACCCTAGATTTTCAGTTTTACTGATAGACCATTTTGTATCTTTCGCATGTTTTACACTGCCATGCTCTCGGTACCATTTGGTATTTTTATTTCTATTCGATACAGGAATTAAACGCGTAACATTCGACTCGACCAATTTTACTCCGTCTGTATGCAAGGTCTGATTAATTACCTTCTCTGCTCGATTTGGCAGTTGGCGAATATTCTCTTGCAGACGCTGTATTTCTCGATAGTCTAATTCAAAAATCATACGTTACCACCTACAACAATTTTGCGATTGTATTCAAAAATCACCCTGTCCACAAATTGATCTGTGTCCTTTTTCTGCAATCGTTGTTTAGTTGTTTTCGCTAACGTAAATCCTGTCACACCTTTTATGGAGATAATGATATCGATTACCCTTTCGTCTAAGTCATCTCGATTTTCAGAGTAATAGTAGATTGCTACCGTTTGAGTAACGGATTTCATATCATTACTATTTCGAATATCTAACATTTCATAGACAAAACAGTGATAATCGTTGAAGAGTCTTTCTTCTTCATCCTCCGCGATTTCATCTTCGAAAAGAGGGATATCGAACGTATTTAAAGCTGCTCGCATTTCTTCAATCTGTTTCTGCATATATGCCTTAACCTTGCTCAAATACGCCCACCTCCTGCAAATAAAAATACAGATAGTTTCTCGCTCTATCCGGATCGCATTTAATCACTTCATATTCAGTTGAATTCAAAATGATGGTTAACTTACTTTTCTTTATATTTTGTAATGAAGGAGGATAAGGTGTTTTTATTTTCAAATCCAAGGATTTACTCATAACTTGAGCCAGTTGATAATCCTCCTCGCGAGCAGACATTTCTTGATAAGCAAGTATTCCTTGCGGAAGGAAAGCATCGCCTATTCGCTTACCTTTTTCAGATCGCTTTGTTTCCTTTGTGCCGTAATGGATAAAACCGTCATTCAATGCGCTATGTTGTACCATTTGTTGTTTCCTCCACAACGTATAATCTAAATTGCAGATTCATAATTTCGGATCTGAAGTTTTCTTCAAATTCCTCAACTGCATGATTTCTTACATAACGGCACCGGTCTAAGAGCAATTGGCGATTTTGTCCATCGTTCACAAAGTCTACATCTGAGCCAGTAACGGTTTTAAAGTAAGCAATGTTACGATCAATCATTTTGGATAAATCTTCATCCTCTTCATTCCATGTGATGCGTAAATAAGACTTCACATCATTTAGTAAGTCGTTTTTTTCTTGCTCTGTCATGAGATCACTCCTTATCTTTAGGAGTTTCTACTTCCTCAATATAGACTTTTTTGTATTTGTTTTTCGTTGTCGATAACTCTTCCAATCGCGCTTTAGTCGCTTTCGAACCTTCTTTCGGATAAGTATCACCGACCTTGTAAATATGTCCGTCATGCTTTAAATCTTTAAATTCACGAACTACTTTATGTGCCACTTTGACCCCTCCTTATTTTTCAAAAAGAAAAGAAACCCCTAAATTAAGGAGTTTCTGGTTCAGTACCGAATCCGAATTTAATATCTAAATCGTAAACTAAAGCTGTTTTATTATCACGCGGACGGCCGTTTGCAAAGCGTTTGATTGTGTACAATGTCGCGTCTTCAATCGCTAGTGTTTGATCATATTTCTTTAATTTATAATTGCCAGCAACAGCAGCGATGTATTCTCCTTTGACAAAGAATAGTGCTTTACCAACAGGAACCTCTTCCGATTCAACCGTTTGAACGTTGTAAGGCATTGCGGTAACCCATTGGCCATTCGCTGTTTGAATAGTGTTACGGAAATGAACACCAATTGCATCAACCGGATTCACAACCATTACAATTTTATTCATTACTTTACGTGCTTCGTCTTTCGCATTAGTTGATAATGCTTTAACGACTCCATATAGTTCTCCAGCTACAACTTCACCATATTCTGAAGGTGCGAATGTTAAAGTTCCAGAAGAAACTTTGTCTGTTACTGCTCCAGTTTCTGGATCTACATTTTTCATTAAACCAACCGGCTCGCTGTGTACTGAACCTCGACCGTTTACATAGCCATATTCTAAACCTACTGAATATGATTCTACTAATAATTCACGCATATAGCGTTCCACCCATTCAGGGCCAAGTTCTAACATATCATTCGGAATAGCCCCAAATGCAGTGAGTTTTAATTGTGTAATTTTTTCTTCACGGAATGCAGCATTTACTTGCCCAGTAATTTCACCGAACAATTCTTTCCATGCAAATGCTTTCGTTGGATCTGAATAAATAAATTTAGTAGCAGCACCTAAATCTTGAATACCAATTGCATCAAGTAAAGGATGAGCTTGTGTTAAATCTTCAAAAATACGTTGTTGAGTTGTTTCCGGCAGAATCGAATCATCTTTAAATCCACCTTCTTGTACAACGGCATTGAAGAATGTTTTCTCTTCTGATGTTAGTACATCATTACCGCGAGAAATTAGAATTTGGGAATCTAAATTTCTGTTTGCCGCTTCATTTACTGCATCGTTTTTAATTTTTGAAGTTAAATCATCAGCAAGTGCGTTCATCGCATCTGTAAAAGCGTTATCGATTTGTTCCTGTGTTGAATTTTCATCATCACGCGTTGCCATATAAGTATTTAATTTTGTTGTATAATTTTCCATCGTTCCATTTAATTTGATTACCATAATTTTGTTCCCTCCGAATATTTATTATTTTTTTATAAATTAAAAGAACCTTTTTCGCTTCGATTTGTTGTCCACAATTGATGGAGTAGAAGCGGAAATAGGCCCTTGAATTTGATTTTCATTCTGTTTTAATTCATTTAAAATAGAGTTTTTAATCATTTGAATTTGTTCATCTGTAATACCATTGGATGTTTGAGGTTCTTCATCTTTAATTTTTTCTACTCGATCTGCAAACCCTTTTTCAACCGCTTGTTCCGCAGTCATCCAGGTCTCTGCTTCAATCAACTTTTTAATTTCAGAACGACTATTGCCTGTTTTTTCTTCGTAAATTGAAATAATGGACTCATCATAAGTCTCAAGTGCATTTAGTGTCTTTTGAATATCTTGCTTTGTGCCCCATGCGAAAGTGGAAGCTTCGTGAACCATCATTCTCGAACCTGTTCTCATAATAATTTCATCTGCACCCATTGCAATAATTGACGCTGCACTGGCAGCTAAAGAAGTGACTTCTACAATTACATATTTGTCTAAATCTTTTAAGTAATTATAGATCTCGATTCCTTGGTCTGCATCGCCACCACCCGAATTCAACTTAACTCGAATTGTAGAAGAAGATACATCTTGTAAAGCATCACGTACATCTTGTGCGCTTGTAGCTGAATAGAACCAACCACTTCTTCCGATTGCACCCGAAATAACCATTTCGTGTTCATCGTCATGTGTTTGATTTGTAAATAAATGCGGAATTGTTTTAATTTTATTTTTCAATATTCTCACCTCCTTCCGATGACGCATAGTTTTTAGTTAACACATATTCTTCTAATAAAGGGTTGTCCACTGGCTCATCTCCCAACTTCGCACGAATTTCATTCCCGTTATACACTCCACTCGCTCTAAGCTTGTCGACTGCATCAGCAACCTCAAGTGCATTTAATTCGGCAATACCTTGCACTTCGATTCTTTCGCCATTCAGATAATCCTTCTTCTCTATCAATTTTGCATTCAACTCATCTGACAGCTTCTTAAGCAGCGGGCCGATGCAAAACTTAATATAAGCTTTGATTGCCGTTTCATATTCGGCCATGTCACCATGTACAAGTGAAACTGGAATCCCTAAAATATTAGCGACTTCATTTACTAAATCGCGTTTTAATTTAGATAGCTCCTCCACAGATTTGCCGTTGTTATCGCCTTTGGCAACCTCAGTGTATTTAAACCCTTTTAGTTGCGGTACAATGGCTACTGTGTTGTTTTTAAACGATTGGAATAACTTATCGATAAAGTTCTGCAATTTACTTTGATTTTCTTTATCTAGCGATTGAGTTGATTCGATATCGACTGTCCCACGGATTTGATTGTTTCGCATATTAATTTCAATCATGCGACTGAATAAATTACCGTAGTCCTCAAACATCCCACTCATAAATGTAGTTAGCTTTTCGTTGTTGTAAGAAATGAAAATCACTTCATCCATTCGATAAGAGCGCTCGAAAGTCCAATCCTTAACAGTTACATTTGTAAAAGTATCAGGATAGACAGCCATTTCCTTACGTTCGAAACTATCGGCAATCAAGAAATCATTGCTATCTGTTAGAACGACCAACACTTCGTTTTCATGTATTAATTTAAAAACAAAGTCTTGCCAGAAGTCAGCAGCGCTTTGGTCTGTATTCGGTCGTACATTCAATAAATAATCCCATTCGTTATATTGGCGTTTGCCGTTCTTAACGAATCGGAAATCACTTTGACTGATGGTTCGACCTATGAAATTAATACACGTTTCCAACGCCATCTTCTTTAAGTAAGCTCGGTGCGTAGGTTCTTCATAAAAATCTAAATCAAGCATGGACGCAATTTCTTTATTTCTTCCTAAAACTTCACTTAACCATCCCATTCTACATTTTCACCCCCTCCCTAGAAGTTCAGCGCTTCTAACACATCCAAAGCATCTGAAACATCGTAATCTTCTAGATCTCTCGATGCCCATATTCCGTATAAGAACATCATAAAACCATCTGTTTTACGTTTAACTGGCTCTTTTTTTCTATATAATTTGTTGCCTTTGTTATCCAGGACAACTAATACATTATTGCTATACCATCGCATTATTGGGTTGTCTCCAAAAATTACTCGTTCTTCGTCGAAAGCAAGATCAATTTTTGGAGATAACAAAGCACTAGCTGCATCTGGATTTCGAATAACTTCCACTTCAAATCCTTCCGCTTCAAAAAGCGGTCGCAAGATTTCCATCCGGAAATTATCACCTACGATTTTTTTAATGTTCCAACCTTCGTTACGAAGTTCCACAAACCATCCAACAACAATGTACGGATCCATTGAATCTTTATCTAATACTTTTAATAACCCTTCATCTTCCCATTCACGAATTGGCGCAAATTTACGATGATCCTTTTTATTATTACCTTCTCCTTTAGCTGTACTGTAACCGTAGTGTTTATCAGCGAAAGGTTTGCAAACGAAGGAATAAGATAGCTCTCGAGGGATAATGAAATAATCGTTTTTTAAGAAAAGTAACCCACATGCAACGAAATCTCGAATAGAAGCATAATCCACAGAGCCGATGCATTCACGTTTCTTTAATTCTGCTAAGTCATATTCTTGATTAGTAGCTTTTATTTTCTCCCATGATGCCACCGATTTTTCTAAATCGACTTTTGGCAAGTTCATTCGTTTTGTAATGAAATTTTCGTACCCTGACGAATCGTTTTCCAATTTCTTATACTGCTTAAAAACTTTCTTGTATAACGTTTTTGCATAATCGGATAAAGGTGGATGGAACATCGGATTTGCTTTTTGCCACATAACTTCCGGATTGTGCATTTCTTCTTCATCGTCAATGCAGCACATGAACGGGAATAACGAATCTTCTTCTAATGGCACTTCCCTTTTTAAAATGCGTAGCGCACGTTCTTTCAAGCGGTCAATGAAACCGTCACGAACAAAACCATCTGTGCCAATAAAAAACTCTCGGCTGTCTTTGACTTTACCGAGACCTCCACTAAATACATCAACAATTTCGTTACCTTCGTATTGATGCACTTCATCATAAATTATTACTCCGTCACGACCACCATCTTTGGTGCCAGCATTAGAGGTGTGAAATTGGAATGTAGCTTTTGTGTCTACTGATTCGATTAACGCTTTCTGATGTTTGAAGTAACTTTTTAATTCATCGTTCATATCGATCGCATTATACACTTCAGCAAATGACGTTTTCGCTTGCTTTTCACTATTAGCCACAATAGAAACACCATAAAAATCAATTCCATGCAATTCACTGATGAAATAATTTGATAGTGCAGATACAAGACCATTCTTACCAGCACCACGGGCCATGTAATAGAAGAATTCATCAAAAACTAATGAATTATCTTCTTTGTAACGCAAGAAAATAAAACATGTTAAAAATGTTTGGAATGGCTCTAATTCGAAATACCACTTACCAGAAAAGCGCACAAAATTCTCTATTTGTTCACTGTCAAAATAAATGTCCTCCCTGGTGAGAATGTCACCTTCAAGCCACTCTATTAACATGATGCGCTCTTTGTTTAAGATGATTTCACCATCTCGCCACTGACGGATATATTCATCTACATAGCTGTATGTAATCAAATTAAACTACCACGTTTCGATTTGCCCTCTGATGTAGTGGGGGCAGGAGTTGGTTTTAATTTAAATTTAATTGATTTCTCCAAAGCGATTTTTTGAGCATTTATTTTCATCTTCTCATTCATGCTTGGATGACTCTTTGTAAATTTCTGTTTTCCATTCTCAACAGTGATACTAACTCCATCACGATCAATCACTTCGTCACATGCTGCATCCAATTCATGCAATCGAATTAAATCATTTACTTTCTTCACTTCTAATAAATCTTCTGTATCAATTCGTGCTAACAATTGCTTTCTTAGGTCTTCAAAATCCACTTTTTCCATATAACCCCTCCCCCCTAACACCCCTAATGTGAAGGACTAATTTTTTAAAATTTTTAGAGAGTTATGGCCACCCTCCGTTGACCTGTCCTCCAAAAAATTGGAAACTTTTTACCCGGGGGGCCTTTTTCCTCACCAACGTTCGTCATCCCACTTTGATTCTTTCTTTTGGTAACGATCGTGTTTCTTATTGTGGCAACGAATGCAAAGAGTAATGAGATTATCCATCGTCAAACAAAGATCCGGATAATCTTCTAGCTCTTTGATGTGGTCAACATCTAATCGCTTTCGTTTATCCGGTTCACTTTTATTTGTGAATACTTTCCCTTGTCGCTTACATTCCTGACATTCGTTGTTGTCTCGCTTACGTACTTCATTGCGAATGTATCGCCATTCTTTTGTGGAATAGAATGCTAAGTGATCGCCTGTTCGAATGATGGTAATAAGTTCTTGTAATCGTTCAGGTGTTATGTACATTCATCACTCATCCCTCCACAATCTGAATAGCTGTTAACGTACAGCCAAACGAGATAGTTAGACCACCAAACCTTTCCGGCATATCGCCTACTTGCGTCTGATTGCTCCATTCTTTCTTGTGTATGTATCCCGATTGGTTCCCATAATCTCTAACCAATCACGTTCGCTCAAACGTTCCTGTTTGCGTTTCTTAGGCTTATTTGTTTTCGGATGAACATTTCCTTTATCCTTAACCGAAACGCCCAATCTCGCCTTTGTATCACTATCTACGATGTGTTCAATTCGCATCTCATCACCTTCTGTTTTTGTGCATAATAAAAAGCCACATCGTGTTTGATGTGACTTCAAGGAAATTATTTTCTTTTAAATTCGACATTGATAATATTATTTGTGTTAACTAGGACCAATAAACCGTTGTCATCCGGAAGTTCTATCCACTTTTGTGTTGTAATTCGATTTCTATAATCATCGATTGCTAATTCAACACTATCTGTTTTAATTGTGTTGTATTGTTCTGAACCATCAACGAAATAAAATCTAATCAGTAATTTATCCACATAAACACCCCTTCCACAACAATAATAAATCATTATGGAAGGATTTGTCTGCAATAGATTTTTGACTATGTAAATATTCTTGCAAACGAAAAATAAAACGCTCCTAATACCACCAACACAGATACAGAATGTTTAATAAAGTGTGGCAATCTAATTAACCCTAACAATAAATAAGGAATTGAATAAGCTGCTAAAATTACAATAGTAAAAGTAATTAATTTCATAGCCATTTCGTCAAATGATTGTTTCAAAGACTCTGTTACGATATCCAAATAACTAACCTCCCTTTAATAGAGATTTTATTACATTTGGAATTAACTGTAACTATATATTTTCGATAAATAAAAAGCCACACTCAAGGAATGTGACTAAAAATAAAAGCTATTTTTTATTTAGTGCGAAATCCACACCTCTTTGAAATGCGTCATTACCAAATTCAGTAATGATTGCTGTTTTAATAGATTTATCATTTTCTACTTCGACTTCTTTACTGACTTCATTCGCTCTATTATTGATTTCCTTTAAAACTTCAGCATAGCTTTTTTCAGTCATTATTCTCACCTCCTTCCACACTAATAATAGCGTTTCCTGGAAATGTTTGTAATCTCTTTTTTAATAAAAAGCATGTGGCAATAAAACTATGACTAATTTCCGCCATTGTTCGGTTGTGATGGTTGTGATGAATCTGGTGGTTCTTGCAATAAATATTCAGAAAAGTAATACTCTACATTTCTACTTGAGTAATTACGACTGAGAGTAAAAATCACTGTTAATGCAGAAACGATAATAAAATACACCCAAGACCACATAGTACTTCCATGAAAGATATTTGTCATTAGTATCGCAAAAGATGAAGCGTAGAAACTAGACATTACTCCACCAATTTCATGCTTTTTAGATAATAGATATCTGTATCTTTCTTTCTTGAAATCATTTTTTGATAAATGGTTTTCATCTACTTTTATTTCTTCTTTAAAGTACGCGTCCCAATTTTTATAACGTATTTTTGGTATAACCCAAAAAATTGAATGATGTACTTGATTTAATACATAACCTAAAGGGACTCCCAAAAATGCTAATGCTGCACCTAAGGTTAAAATATCAACTGCTGATAAGTCAAACAGGCCCTTAAAATTATCAAGAAAAGTAAAAAAGAAATATGGGAATAAAGTTAATACTGTAGTCCATCCTGGTATACCCCATCTAATTAAATACTTCGTGTCAAAATTCATCCTTTCACATCCTTTCGAACTAATCATAGTACGAATGGAAATGTCTGTCATTAATACATTCTTGATAAAGAAAAGCCACACTCGAATGAATGTGACCTTGAGTTTAAAGTTATTTAATTTTCGTGATTCACTGTAATTTCGAAAATGATTGTATACCCATTTGTGGATCCTTCTAATATATAAGGAATAATGGTATGTAATGTATAACCATCTTCAGCCCAAGTATTTAAAATCTTGTCGAAATCATCATTTATAACATCTTTTTCATAAACATAAACTGTTTTATATTCTTTTTTCAAAACTAACACCTCCTTCCATACCTATCATAATGTGTATGGAAATGTTTGTAAGTAATACATTTTTGATAATAAAAAGCCACATCGTGATTGATGTGACTTAATAGATATTTTTTTATTAGACTCTAGTAAGTTTACTCCATTCCGTCTTCATTTTTCCGTTTTCTACATCTACGGAAGCAATTAAAACTCTCTCAAACTGTTGATTCTTTTCAACATGTTTAGAGCCCACTTTTTCTAACCATTGATAAATTGTTTCTTCATCCAATCCACATGGTTGATTAGCAACAGCTGTACCGCTAACTCTAAGTTCTAAAAGTGTTCTAACACCTTGTTCAAAAACAACAGCTCGATAATCCATTTCTTGTTCTGCTGGCTTGCAAACAATTTTATTTTGTTTATCTCTTTCTTGCTTTCTACGTTCATCCTCTTCTTCTCGTTTCCTTACAATCGCTTGTTGTTGTGGAGTTTTCCCTTGCATACTGTAGTTAAATCCCATTCTAAACACCTCCTCCACATTAATAATAAAACTAATGGAAGGATTTGTATGTAATATATTTCTGACAAGTAAAAAAGCAACCACCTCGCCACAAAGTGATTGCCTTTCATAGACTATACTAGATATATGTTTCCATTTTGAATTTGTATATTTTTCATCTACATCTTAGTGTGTGATGGCTTCCTGCAAACTATCACAATATCAATTTACTACGCTTTTTTGTGAACTTCGCTAGTGTTAGGAAGTTCACTCTTTCAATTACTATTTAAATTGTTATCTGGATTACCATCAGGATTACTTCTGAAATGACTTTCAACGTGTGTACCGTCTGATCTATAGTAGTCATCCACGTAATGATACCCTGGATAATCATCCTCAGCGCCAGGATCATCTGCTTCATACTCTTTACCCGGATAATACCGGTAATGTTCTTTTTTTCCCCCATTTTCACCTGAAATTTTATTAAAAAGTAAAAGTGGTGCAAAAACTGCTAAATTATATGCACCATAAATTAGTGCAAGTGAAAGAGCAATTTTAATTATTTTGGCCATAAAGGAGGTTATTGACTTAGGTATTTCTGTATTTTTCCTTTGAAAAACCCCATCTTTTTCCGTGTAATTAAGTTCTATATACTTATTAAAAAGTTGGAGAAGAGCAATCAAAAACACACAATGTAGCATTATGCTCATAATCGGATGGTCTAAACTTAATCTTAGTACCTTAACAAAGGTTTCCATTGTACTTACACCGACTTTCACTTTTGGAAGATTATAACATTTCATTCCTTTCGGATGGTATTTATTTTTAATAAAATTTTTAAGTTAGTCAAACCCAACCAATCCGTTTAGCAGTTTCATCAATCAATAAATTCCGTTTACGCAGCACCTTATGCCGAGACATAAACAACTTATCTGCAATATCTTCCCATTCATAGAAGTCGCTTTTACACCAATAACGCATATCTACAATAGTTTTCGAATCGTTATCAAGCTCCTGGTATAAATCTTCTATTACATTCACAATCTGTTTTAAATTTTGATAGAGCTTATCTTCTGATAATGCTAGCGCTTTTTGTTCGGTTGTATTACTGATTCGATTCGACTTGCCACCACCGATATTTGAATCGGCTTCGGAAAAAGGATGAATTAATTCCCATTCACGAAATTTCAATTGCCGTTTATTGTGTTCGTGATCAATCCAATATTTTTCGATTTTTTGTATGTCTACTCTCGATAATGTTGCCAATTTATCACCTTCAATTTTAAGCCACCTAGAAGGCTCGTATTCGTGTTTTTAATTTCAACGAGTTAATATTCAAACCTGTTAATAATTCGTCGCTTGTCGTTCGTGATTGACCTTATTTTTATCGTAATAGGCTTCCTCTAGCTGTTCTTCCGTAAATCCAAGCAAATTCACCAAACCTTTAAACAGACTAATCGTTTCAAAATAATAAAGTTGTCTTTCGTTAAACATAGCAATACAAACAGCTGCATAAGATAACGCAATGAATTGTTCAGTTAGATCTTTATAAACTCGAGCCGGTTGTTTAGCAACTTGTTCAGGATCAATACCTAAGTCATTTCCTAACGAAAGAACGAAATGGAAACTATCAGCTGTTTCTTCAAGTGCCTTATCCATTTCCGGCCCTTTATTCGACCAATGTTTGAAGCAACGCGTTTCATTTGCTGTTTCTTGGATTTCACAAAGTAATGCTTCAACTTTGTTTGTAAATAAATCTTGGCCCTCTAAATTTTTCTCACCGATGATATGTGCATCTAGTGCAGCTTGTGCTTTGAATAATTTTTGATAGTTCATTATTTCGATTCCTCCAATTCTTTTTTGCTCTTTGTTACCTTTCCAGTAATCAACTCAGCATAAGGCAACGATTCTACCCACTTAGCAAACTCTCGCCATTCTGCTAATCTGTGTAAGCGTCTCGAATGATACATGTTTTGCAGCACTTGATAATTGCATGTGAATCCTCTTCGATAAATGAACCCCATTGGAATTGCTTTCTGCATGTCACGCCATTCTGGAGAACCTGTTTTCTTACCACTATCCCACCAGGCTTGTATCGCTTCATTTGCAGCTGCAAGTTGTTTTTGTGCGATTTCAGATAACGGTTTATCAAATGAAATATCATCTTCTGTCAATAATCGCCGTTTCCCGAGTGTGTGCATCATACTTGTACTGTTGGCAACGGTGCCGACTTTATACGCATCTGCTTCTTTCCACCATTCATTGCCTGCAATGATGTCCACGGACACTAATATTTGCCGCATAAACTTAGCATGATCACTTCCGGCCTTTACTAATTTCATTGCAAGTTTCATGTCATTTTCGCCCATCACGAAACCTTCGACATTTGATTGAGTTTTCATTCTGTTACTTTCTACGCTGTCGATTCCATCCCAGGACTCCCACGAGTTCCGCATATTTCTAATGGCACCCATAAAGTTATAAACTCTTAAATGTTCAAATTGAATCATATTTTTTCTCCTTATTTCGCTTTATCTTCGAATTGTTCATTAGGTGATTGCGCCCAATCCAATAAAATCCGGTTGAATAACCTAATTTGAAAGCAGAAGTTAAAGGGTGACTTCTACTTTCCTTCATTCATTTTCTTTTAAGACATATATCTAGGTGGTTTTGACGGTGTCCACGTTTACCCCCATGATCGTTCATGGGGGTGCCCATGCTCGAATCGATGGTTGGTGCCCAATACGGTGTCTACATCCGCATCCATCTTGATGTCTAAAAGGAGGCTGTCCTGATCAGACAGTCTCTTTTTTATTGGGTTCTTCCTTCAACCTTTACATTACTTAACAAACTGCTTTTCCGGTATTATTTATAGGTTGTTGCATGGACTACAACTTTTTTGTTTGTTGTTTTTTTATTTTTCATTCCAATATTCTCTACTATTTGCTACAATTTTCTATGTTGTTTATTTAGGAGGTGGTATTGTGAGTCATGAAGTTATTACACTCTCTGCAGGAACGAATATAGAGCAGGGAGTAACTGATGTAAAAATTACAATTGAAGGCTATTCTGATATGCCTATTTGGAATCATGATTTAAAAGTTAAGGCAATTATTGCATTGTTAAAAGATATTGATCTTAAACATTACGAAGAATTAAATCGTACAGACGAAGCTTACAAAGCTGGAGAAGAAATCATACATATATTAATGGATAGTTTTGGCTTTGATGGTTTTGACGAGTGATTTTTTATAAGGGGCTTTTTTATCTAAGAAGTACCCTTATTCACTTTTACCACTCTTAATGCACAATATGCTTCAACTACTCATCATCCAAAGCAACAATTCTTAAAGCTCTTTCACTCGTTCGCTTTAACCAGGATGGTGTCATATAGAATTGAATCGTTGTTCTTTTCACACCTAAATATTGAGCAAGTTCTTCTTTGGTACCATCTGTTAGATACTCTTCACCACGATAAGCAGCATAAATTTTATTTTTCTCGAGTGTAGACATTAAAATGCACCTCGTTTTAGGTAATTTTGGTATAAAGAAAGAGAGCCCCCTTAAAGAGAACTCCCTATTTAGTTTTATTGTGTTACTTCTTCTTTTTCAGAAACAGTTACTGTCCCGTCACCTTCAACCGCATATTCAACGCCTTCATGCACTTCATCTATGCTCATTTGACCATCTGGAACTTTGTTTGGGTCCGGTGGTGTAGTTTCCATAACTTCTTTTGGTGTTCCGTAGTGGTACTGAATATCAACTAAGAAGTACACTCCATTTTTATTGAACTTTTCAGTGATCTTGTGCATGTTCATTTCGTCATTTTCTTTAGCAGCATTTACAATTTCCTCTGCTTCTTCTCTTTTGTAAGCGATCCATTGTTCTTTTTGCACTAATAATTTTTTCATGTTAATTTTGCCCCTTTTGGTTTAATAGTTTATTTTGTTTTCGCTTCTCTTCTAAATCTTGCAACGTGATCCAACCGCCATATTTTTTAGAAAAGGTGATTAATTTGAGTTCGAACGGATAACGGGTTTCGAATATTTTCTGTTTGAGTTTGAAAACATCCGTCAGCATACCTTTGATATCAATTACTTCAATTCGATTGTCGGAGTAGTGGACCTCGAAATCAGCTTTGTAATAACTAGCTCTAACCTTTGTCCCGTCATTCCTTGTGTAAGCATCAATCAACACGTAATTCTTTTGCATGAAGAACTCATATACTGTTCCGTTGGCCTGCAACTTTTTGAGATGGATATAGAAATCTCTCTCCATTTTTGAATCGAATTTAATTCCGTCATATTCAACTTTTTTATTTTTGTATTTGTTCTTTTGGACCTTGATTGGCACAACATCCAGGATTGGCTTTCCAATTCCAATCATTTGACGAACTTTAATTCTGGCCGCCTCTGCATTATCTGCATCAACTTCCATATCAGTTACGCCACCGGCTGACCGGTCAAGCCATTTAACAAGAAACTTATCCAAAATACCACTCCTTAGAACGGATAATCATCCGACGATTGCTGTTGATGACCACTATTTGCAAATGGATCATTGTTGTAATTTGTTTGTTGTCCGTATTGTTGCTGCTGTTGGCCATATTGTTGATTAGGTTGAGACTGCTGGCCCTGTTGCGAATTATTACGCTCAAGGAATTGGATTGAATCGGCTACAACATCAGTCGTGTACACTCTTTTACCATCCTGGGCCTCGAAACTTCCGGTTTGAATGTGACCGTCAACGCCAATTAAATTACCTTTCTTTTGGAAGTTTGCTAGGTTTTCCGCCGTTTTTGTCCATGCAACACAGCTAATAAAGTCGGCTTCCGGTTGCCCTTCTTTTTTTACTCGTCTATTAACTGCCAATGTAAATTTCACATTAGCTGTTCCTGATGGTGTATAGCGTAATTCCGGATCTTTCGTCAGCCGGCCAACCAGTACGACACGATTAATCATTCTTTTTCCTCCAATACTTTTTGCGTGATTTTATAAATCTTCTCGTAAGTCGGATTGAATTCAGTTAACCCTTGAGTAATTTGGGCAATTTCTTTTAATGCAGCAACCAACTTTTCTTTTTCCACATAATCACCCTTTCTCAAATATCATTGCAGTAGCTGGAAACATTAAGGTTTCATCCTTCAACTCGCGCAATGTTTGGTATTTATTTTTGTCTGGAAACCAAAAGCTTTTATCCAGTTGATTCGTAATATCGAATACTTTAGTTGGTGCCCTTGTGGTTTCGTTTAAGCAATGTCCTTTTGCTGACTGTTCATCTCTTGCAAAGACTAGGAAATGTTTGTTGTCACCTAAAGGGAAAGTAAATAGTTTGATAGGATTGAGATTTAGCTCATTTCTTTCTCTCATAGCTTGTACTTCTTGATGATTGACTAAATCCCAATTAACCGACTTAGCGTTATCGGTGCCCCTCACCGTACCGTTCTTGATGAGCCAGTACACTGAGTAGGCCAGTTTTTCCTCATCGTACTTAATCGCATCCAGCAACAGCTCTTGATATGTCATCTGATGACACCTAAGAATCTGTTATAAGCAGCCGTTACGGTACCAACTCCACCATTTCGGTTTTTTGTTACACAAAATTCGAATGGCTGCCAAGTCTGGTTGTTCACTTCTTCTTTGTAGTAGCCTTCTCGATACAAACCGATAATCATATCAGCGATCTGTTCAATTTCTCCCGATTCACGTAAATCTGAATTCATTGGGCGCTTATTTGGTCTCGATTCAATGCTTCTCGAAAGTTGTGACAAGACGATAACGTGTACTCCTAATTCTTTAGCCATCGTTTTTAAGTCGTTGGTGATCTGGCCGATTTCCACGTTTCTGTTTTGGCCAGGCTGCTCCGGCTTGATAATCGATAAATAATCAATCATGACCAAGAAATCGCAATCTGGATATTCATTTTGTAATAACCGAACTTTCGAGCGCATTTCAGAAACCTTTTGGCCAGGCTTGTCAAAGAATTCAAAACCACTTTCAGATAAGATGCCTAAATCAGATGACCACTTATCTTTTTGTTCAGCCGTCAGTAGGTTGAATAAATCTTTCGTTTTACCTCGATTAAATCCCACTGTGGAAGGAATTAATCTTTTTAGGATTAATAGCTCGGTTTCCATTTCTAAACTGAATACAACGGGTATAACTCGTTTTTTAAACATAGTTGTAACATGTCTAAGTCCCGCATTCTTTCCGATGGTTAAAATCACATCTGTTTTCCCCACCGATGGCCTAGCTGATATGATTGTGAGCTCTTTCGGTCTAAATCCCTCGATTAATTTATCAAGCTCCGTTATACCGCTTCCGATGCCGGTATCTACTTTTTGCGTTTCATTGAACGGCATTTCGAAATACTTAACCAATTCGCTTTTTATACTCTTACGATCATCAATTCTAGTTGTGTCCAAATCAGATAGCTTTTGGATAATCTCTTGAGCTGACCAACCTTCTTGCAAACTAACATTTTGAATCCGTCTGGTTTCTCGCTGCTTCCACTTATCTAGAAACTCAACAACTCGTCCGTTGAACTTATCTAAATTAGAATTGTCCATACAGGTTGTTAAGTAAGATGCACCTCCAACGAATTCAGGTGTTTGATGCATTAGGATTGTGACAAACTCAACTTCTTTACCCTCGTTCATTAGCTGCTCAATTACGGAAACGATATTCACATTTGTTTTACTTTCAAAATGACCTTTGTTTATACCGGATTCTTTTAATAAAAATGGATGGTTAATGATTGTTCCGATAATCGACATTTCTAGTAAGTTATGTTGTTCCATGTCATTCCCCCATGTTCAGAAGATCCCTTTCACTCATGTTGTTCACATAGTTTGGCGATTTAGTTTCTACTTGTTGTATTTGATTTTTAGAAATATCGAGCTTAGCTTTGTTTAACCTTTCGTCAAACTTGTTGTTGAACAGAGTGGAAGGTTGCAAGTATTCATCCCCAAGTTTTCCATTGTTGAAAGTTACACCTTTCCATTCTTTGCAGCAGTAATCGATCACCAACTTGAAATCATCAAAAGTAAAACCTTCGTTAAATCTAGCCTTAATTACTTTTCTATTGTTAACAGTAGTAGACTTAAAGTTTTTATCTGCCTTTTCATTTAGATAATCGATTACCTTTTTAAAAGGTATATTATCTTTTTCTTTATCTATATCTATATCTAT